GGAAGCCTGAAGGTTGGAAACAAGAAGATTTTAACTGGGATACTGAACTACAAAATGTGTTTGGTGAGGTGGATGCTGATCTTAAAACAGAAATAGAAAATCATTTTACAGACAGTCGTAAAGCAGCTTACGTAACTTATTTAAAAGGTGGATAATGACAAGAGCTCGAGAAATAGCAAAATTTGTTAATGCATCTGCTAGATTAACAAACGTTCCAACACCAGATTTGACAAACTTGTCGGCATCAAATCTTACGTCTGGAACTATACCTAATGCTCGATATGGTACACCAACATTTTCTGCAGCTAATCTTACCAGCGTTCCTGCCACGTCTGTTACAAGTGGTACTTGGACACCTGGAGTAAGCGCGGGTTCGATTACCAGTATTTCTGGTAAGTATCAAAAAATAGGCCAAGTTGTATATGCACAAGCCTCATGGAAATGGAGTTCATCTCCACCAGTTTCAACATATCAAGAAAGGTCTACTTACTGGTATATGACAGGGCTACCATTTACATCAATTAACATCGGTTCGGATTGGTTAATTGGTGATGTTCGTTATGCTGGACCAGATGGTGGTAAAATAAATGGAAACTATGGTTGGTTTATAGAGCAAAATAATACTCGTATTAATATTGTTAGACCATTAGGGAGTACTCGTTCTGCACTCGATGGATATGATGGATATGCTTATTCTGAAGCAATGAATAACAACGAAGCAAATGATTTACGAACAAGTTATAACGCGTATAACTACATTTCACTTTATTACTTAGCAGCGAGTTAAGCAATGGGACTACAAAAAATGACGATGAAAAATGCTGTAAACAGAGAATTTTTAAATATTCAAATTCAAAGAGGACAAATACTTGGTAATGCAAGAATAGTAGTTGCAACTGAATCATATGTTAAAAAATATTTTTTTAATGCAAAAATGTTTCCTGAGATAAAAAAAGGTTCAGAAATGATGAAAGCTTTCCATCCAGATCTTTTTGTTGATTTTTATGAAGGTGAATATATATGTGTAACTATGAATAATATTGACTCTTTAGGAAAGAGAGAGAAAATAGATAATAATATTACAGGTAATTATAGATCAAATATAAAAAATTATTTACAGTTATATTCATTTTTTGGTGATAAGATGTCTAAAAGAGATCTTACACCGAGTAATATGTTATATAGAAAGTCTGACTTAAAATTTTTTATAATTGATTGGGATAATGTTCAATATTTTGAAAGTAAAGAAAAATGTTATAAATTTTATGAAGATCAACTGTGTGATTATAGATGGGAAAAATGGTTTAATCTAGATAGAGACCAAATGGTAAAAATCTTTCAAGAAGAATGGAAATTAATTACAAGTTAGAAGACCTAATTTGTATAAATAAACTAAAATATGGAGAATCGATATGGAAAATGAAATAATTGAAAACAGTGACGAAATAGATACAGCCGAAGAAGATATCGAAAACGATGAAGAAATGGTTGATGAAACAGAAGAGACAGAAATGGAAGCGGATACTGATGAAGTAGAAGTTGACGCCGAAGCTGAAGTCGAGACTGATCCTATTTCAGAACTTATAGGTTCTATTGAGGCAAAAGATTATGTAACAGCAAACTCTACGTTTAACGACATATTAGGACAGAGATTACAAAATGCGTTAGAAGATGAAAAAGTAGCCATAGCTGATACTTTATACAACAATACACCGCAAGATACTACAGATGAAATTTCAGACGAAGAAATAGAAGATACTGAAGAAGATATTACAGCAGAACAAGAAGAAGAATCTGTAGCCGCAGCATGAAATTCACAGATTTAAGAAACTCTTTAGTTGAGAATAAAAAACTCAGATTGAAGGGTACTACGATCGAAATAAAGAAAGTCGGTCGAATGTATCGTGCTATGGTAGACGGTGACAAATTAGATGATTATGCGACTGAAATGCAGGCCATGAAGATGGCCAAAGAATTTATAAAGCAATATAAGGGAAGATAGATGAAGCTAATTACCGAATATACTGAAAATGAGATCCAGTGCATGGTCACCGAGGCGAAAGATGGCAAGAAGAATTATGTCATTGAAGGAGTATTTGCACAGGCTGAAAAAGCAAATCGTAACAAAAGGTTCTATCCTAAAAGTGTATTAGAACCTGCTGTTGAAAAGTTCGTAAAAGAACAAGTAACTACAAATAGAGCTGTTGGAGAATTAAATCATCCAGAAGGTCCAACAGTTAATCTGGATAAGGTTTCACATCGCATTACCGAAATGAATTGGGACGGTAATAACGTGATGGGAAAGGCGCTTGTATTAGACACACCAATGGGAAATATCGTAAAAGGTCTCCTTGAAGGCGGTTGTCAATTAGGCGTTTCAACTCGTGGTATGGGAAGTCTTGAGGATAAGAATGGAACAGCACATGTGAAGAATGATTTTCACTTGGCGACTGTTGACGTTGTACAAGATCCATCTGCACCAGACGCTTTTGTTAATGGAATAATGGAAGGTGTTGAGTGGATTTGGAACAACGGTGTGATACAACCTCAAGTCATTGAAAAAATTGAGACTGAAATTAAGAAAGCTCCAAGTGCGAACTTACAGTACGTACAGGAACGTGAGTGGCAGAATTTCCTCTCGTTGTTAAAAACTAAATAAGGGAGTCAAACATGACTGATCAAATCGAACAGGATGTTGAGCTTACCAATGAAACAGAGGAAGCTCTATCCGAAAAGAAACATGCCAAACATGCCAAAGAGGCTATGGGGCATGACCCTAAAAATGCTGAAGCTCAGTCAGCTGCATCCGTAAAAGCTGCGGGTAATGCTGTAAAGGGCCAGGCAAAGGAACCAGGCGGAGCAGGTGGAACACCTGATCCAATGCCTAAACTCACAAAGGCTGGTATGATCAACGCGATGTACAAAACAATAAAAAGTATGAAGAAGCCAGAAATGGAAAAATTATACCAAGGGATGTACGGCGAAAGCGTTGAAGTCGAAGATGAAGTAATCACTTCAAATCATGACGAAGATCTTGACGTTCTTATCAAGAGCGAAGAGTCTCTATCCGAAGGATTTAAAGAAAGAGCTGCTACCATATTCGAGGCCGCTGTAAATTCTAAAGTTGCACAAACTGTTAAAGTCAAGGAAGATGAAATTGAAGCTGAATTGGCTGAAAGAGTGGAAGCAATGGAAGAGCAGTACAAATCAGATATCGAGGAAGGTCTTAACGAAGCCAGAGATGGTTTAGTAGAAAAAATCGATAGCTATTTAAACTACGTTGTTGAAACATGGATGCAGGAAAATAAGCTCGCTGTCGAAAAGGGCTTAAGAACTGAAATCGCTGAGACATTTATGAATAACCTTAAGGATCTATTCAAAGAGTCTTACATTCAGGTTCCTGAATCTAAAGTCGATCTAGTTGATGATCTTGTAGAGCAAGTTGAAGAGCTCGAAGGGCAAGTCAACAAGAGCACAGAAGAAGCAATTGCTATGAAGCAAGATATGGACAATCTAAAAAGAACGATAGTTCTTAAAGATGCATCCAAAGATCTCGCTGAGACTCAAATAGCAAAACTTGCAGAACTCGCCGAAGGTATTGCTTTCGAGGACGAGGATACTTTTACAAAAAAGATCAACACTCTTAAGGACACTTACTTTTCAGAAACACCTGAAAAGGCTGTTGAAGCTCAGGCAGCTGAAAAAGTAAATGAAGCCACTGAAGAAGAGGGTGATCCAGTAGTAGAAGTTTCTTCTAACATGGAAAAGTATCTGACAGCAATTCGTCAAAACTCTAACTAAGGGGACAGGTAAAAATGTCAAACTATTATAAAAACCTAACCGAAAAATGGGCACCAGTGCTCAATGAGGAGTCCGCCGGTGAAATTAAGGACTCTTACAGAAAAGCTGTAACTGCTGTTATCCTTGAGAACCAAGAAGCAGCTCTTGCAGAGCAGCGTCAAACACTAACTGAAGCTGCACCAGGAAACGCAACGACTTCTATCGATCGTTGGGATCCTGTATTAATCTCACTCGTAAGACGTGCAATGCCAAACATGATGGCATACGATGTCTGTGGTGTGCAACCAATGACTGGACCAACTGGTCTTATCTTCGCAATGAAGTCAAGACTAGGTGTAGGTGCAACAAGTACAGCTGAAGCACTATTCCAAGAAGCTGATACTACATATTCAGGTGACTCAGATGCAACCCAAGGTTCAGCAGGTCCATCTGGATTGAATGTAACTAACACAGGTTCAAACCCAGCCACAATCGACTCAGAGCGTGTAACAACAGGCTTTGGCGGTGGTATGCCAACAGGTGATGCTGAAGCTCTAGGTGCAACATCCTCGACTTTCAATGAAATGGGATTCACCATTGAGAAAGCTACTGTGACTGCAAAGTCAAGAGCGCTCAAAGCTGAATACAGCTTGGAACTAGCACAAGACCTAAAA